CACCCCACCCCACCCCTTGCCGGCGGACGGGGCGGCACGGCACGGGGTGCGGCACTACATAGGCACGGCAAGCGGCGGGGCGGCAACGTCCGCCAGGCGGCAAGCTGACAAGCGGCACGGGGCGGCGGCATGGATCACGGCAAGGCAACGTTGCGCGGACGTCTAAGCGGCAAGGGAAGCACGGCAACGGCACGGGGCAAGGCCAGCAAATGCCGGCAAATCCGCCAGCTTTGCGGGGCAAGGGCGGGGTTTGTTCAAAGTTTATTGAACCCTGAATCCTAGGTTAAGAGGTCAGGATTCGTGAATCATGGGCGCGCAATACATGATTAAACTACTCATGTATTGACTCCCCACTAAGAAATCTATTGCCCCCCTCGCCAGCGGGGGGGGCGAAGCCCCACCGACCCCGTTAAAAACCCGGGGGTAAACCGCTCAAAACCATACGTTTTGCTAATATGATCGCCTAGGCAACCACAGTAGCAACCACAGTAGCAAGACATATAGACAATTCATTTACTTTGTCTCTCCCTTTACAGGGAGAGTAAACAAAGTAAATAATGGCCAAGCCATTATAGCCTTTACGCCTTTGAGGGCGTAGGCTAAATGTCTGGCCAATGAGCCAACCCTTCCGTCCCTTTCGCCGCCGTGCCGGCAACCCGATCACCCGTCGCCCCGAGACGCCTTGGGCGAGGGCATGGCGTCTGTCGCCCGAGCGGATGCGCGAACACATCACCCGGCTGAACGAGGCGAGGACGGCCAAGTCCGAGGAAGCCGCCCAGCTCGTCCAGGCGGTGCTGAACCTGATCCCGTCCGACCGGGGTTACCGCGCCCACGAAATCCGTGACCTGTTCGCCGCCGAGTGGGGACGATGCTACGACGAGCCGCTGACCAAGAAGGACGCCTGGAACAAGATTCGCAAGGCGATGCGTCACGGGATGCTGGCGCGGGATGACAACGGTTTGATATTTCCACGACACGGGTAGCCGATTGACTTGGCCGATGTCGGGCGTAACGATGACGCCGTGGTACGAAACAACGACATGGGCGAGGAGAAACTTCGTGCGGCCTGCGAGACGCTGGTCGCCGACGCACAGCAACTGCGTCGCATCGGAGGGTTGAACATCATCCGCGCTGCCCACATCCAAGAGAAGAGCGGTGACGACGAAGTCGCCCAGCTCCTGATCTCCGAGGCTGCGGTCATGTTATCGGTGGCCAGCCAGATCGAGGACTTGTTCTGTCCTCCCAGCGACGCCGATGCCAATCTATGACGAATACCAAAGGTTCTGGAAGCGGCTCTCCAAAGTGGAAAGGGCGGCATTGGAAGCGACTGGATTTAACCACCGAAACCCTGACGATGCCGGGGTTCCCCACGCTCATCGTTACTTCGGCGGAGAACCCGTGTCGGAAGTGTGGCATGACAACGAGACGAAGAGCGACGGCTACGACATCAACCGGGTTGCGGCGAACCAATGGTTCCATCGTGAAAGGACGAACACGCAAATGAGCGAACGACTCTTCACGCAGGACGAAGTGCTGGACATCCTCCGCAAGGTGATCGCCGTCATCGACCTTTCGACCCACGCCGAAGTCAGGCTGCACGGGACGTGCATCAAACTCGCCCTCGGGATGCCCGACCAGCCGACGATGACGGCTCTGGCCAACCAGCACCGGCTCACCCGCGCCGCAATCTCCGCCCGGGTGAAGACCATCCAGCGTAACCTAAACCTGCCGCCTTCGCTGTACATGAAGTCCGAAGCGGCGTGTAAGAAACTTTCCGTGGCACGGAGGAACAAACTGCGATGAGCGAAGAAAATCAATACGTCGCAGGAGTCTCCGTACGCAATCCATCCGACTTCACGCCCAAGGCGTGGTATGACGAAATGGAGCAACAGGCGAAAGCCGGAAGGGATCGGCGTATCCGCTTCCGCATCTGGGAGGCTGTGGCTTACCTAGGCTTCTTTATCGGGATGCTTTTAATCCTGAAATCCCTATGAGCGAGAAGGTACGACCCATCGACCTCGCCGGACGCTTCGGCGTCACCAAGCAGGCGATCAACAAGTTCATCCAGCAAGGGATGCCCCTCGACTCCATCGAGGCCGCAGAGTCGTGGTACATGGCCCGAGGTGCCGGACGCATGGGTTCGTCCGTGCGTCCCGACAAGGACTTCACCGAAACGGTCGAGCGTCAGCGCGAACTGAAGGCTCTGGCGTATCAGCAGTACCTTGACGACCTCGGAAGCAACTCGCCCGACGCCAGCAAGTCGTATGCGACCTACGACAAACTGGTGAAGACCTTGGTGACGCTGGAGAAGGAACTCCAGGCGAGGCAGATCGCCAGCCGGGAATACATCCGTACCCAGACCGCCATCGAAAGGTTCGGGCGAGTGTTCGCACAAGTCCGTGAAGAGGTAACCCAGCTCGGCACGAAGCTGGCGTCGAGGGTAAACCCTGACAACCCGGGACGTGCGATGAAGGCCATCGACGACGAGGTGAAGAAGATGCTGGAGCGTCTGTCAGCCGCCGCCGGCTATGCGGAGCAGGCCGTGGTCAAGGAAGTCGACCCCGAAGAACCTACCGAAGTCGAAGACGAGGAATCCGTCGACGAAGTCGAATGATAATCGACCCGAAGACAGTCGATACTTTCGAGGCTCACATCCGTGCGATGATGACGCCCGACCCCGAAGGCGACATCGTCGCCTGGCTAGAAGCCAACGTGCGCGAAGTACCCGGCTCGCCTCAGCCCGGGCCGTTCCGAGTCGAGTCCACGCCGTTCCTCGCCCCGATCCTCCGTGCCCTCACCGACCCCGAGATCACGACCATCGTGGTCATGGGTGCAGTCCAGATGGGCAAGTCATCCCTGCTGGAACTGTGGTCGACCTTCATCCCTGCCCGTTCGCCTGGCCCGACGCTGCTCTTGCAGGACGTCGACGACAACGCACAGGACTGGCAGAAAGACCGACTGCGTCCGATGTGGGAGGCCACGCCGGCGACGCTGGAGAAGTTGCAGGACGCCGAACGCAACCAATGGAAAAAGACTCGTTTCGAGCGTAACACCTGCTGGGTGCTGGGTGCGAACAACAAGAAAAACCTCCAGCGTCGTTCGATCCGTTTCCTTGGCGGTGACGAAGTCTGGCTCTGGCCGAAGGGTCACCTGAACGAAGCGTTGGCGCGTCGCACGGCCTTCATCTGGCAGGGCAAGTCGCTGCTCGTCTCGCAGGGCGGCGTCGAAGGCGACGACATCACCGACCTCTGGAACCAGTCCGACCGCCGGGAGTGGACGTTCAAGTGTACGCAATGCGGTACGCGCCAGGCGTGGGAGTGGGAGCAGTTGATCTACCCCGAAGACGCCAAGGAGCCGAACGGCTGGAACTTGGACAAGGTCAAGGCAGGCTGCACCTACGAGTGCAAGTCGTGCAAGCACCGATACCGTGACTCGTTTGAAGTCCGCGCCGAGCTGAACCTGACCGGCGAGTATATCCCGATGAACCAGAACGCTCCTAAGGGCGTCGTCGGATTCCATTGGAACTCACTCTGCGCGCAATGGGGTTTGGACTGGGGCAAACTGGCTGAGATGGCCATCCGTGCGAAGCAGGCTTTCGAGGAACATGGCGACGATGTCGCCCGTCGTGAATTCAAGCAGAAGCGTCTGGCCCTCAGTTGGTCGGACGACCCGGACGACGGCGGCGGTGAAGTCATGCCGCAGGGCTACAAGATGCTCGACGCATGGGAAGACGAGGGCTTCATGGTCGACAGCAAGCTCGCCGACCCGCCCTTCCGTGACGAGTACAAGAAGGCCAAGCAGTTCGCACGGCTCCGCTTCATGGCGGTCGACGTGCAGCGAAAAGGCTTCTACTGGATCGTCCGTGCTTGGGCCGTAGACGGAAAGTCCCGCATGATCCAATGGGGTTACTGCGACACCGAGGACGAGCTGCGGGAAGCCCAGAAGCGACTTGAGGTGGCAGACTTCTTCGTCTTCGTCGACTCGGGCGACGGACCGAATACGGACACCGTGTATCGAATGTGCGCGAGGTTCGCCTGGAACGCCACCAAGGGTTCCGGCCAGAACGAGTTCCCTTGGCGTATCCAGACGCCCTACGGAGTGAAGGTGGCCTATCGCCCCTACGCCCGTGCCAAGGTCATCCAAGTCGGCCAGACGTCCTGCAAACTGTACCTGTTTTCCAACCTGTACTTCAAGGACTCGATCACCCGCCTTCGCCGCGCAGGCCACCACACCTATCCCGAGGACGCCGGCGACGAGTACCGCAAGCAGATGCAGTCGGAACACCGTACCCGTCAGGCCAACGGTCAGGCTATCTGGCTTCCCATCGGCGAACGGGCAAACCACCTTTGGGACGCAGAAGTCATCGGCATGGTACCGGCGATGATGGCCAAGCTCATCGGGCGCGGCAAGAACCGCAACGGCAAGCCGGAAGACCGAAAGCCGGACGAAAAGCAGACCGAGGACGAAACCGCTTGACGACCCTACGCCTCATGGCATGGTTCATCGCAAGCCGGCTGACTCGACATACATACCACGGGTGGCTCTTGTGGATCGTACATGGGGTGGGGTCAGCCGGCCCTTTTACACGGGGCTAAACGCAAATGGCACGACCCCAAGGTATCTTCCTTATTTTCGACATTTGCGACATCCTTGAGATTGTCGCCAAGGCGAAGGAACTGCTGAAGCAGGGTAAGACCATGATGGAATACTCCGACAGCGGCACGACCGTCACAAAGGAGTTCCCGATGGACATCCAGACCGTCCTCGTCGAATGCCGCTACGCGCTGATGGTCAAAGACCCCCAGACCTACGGTGCCGTCGACCGTGTCCGGGTCATCAATATGCTCAATAACTTCCGAGGACTCTGATGCGACCCAAAAAGCCGAGCAAGCCTGCCATCCCGCAGGCCAAGAAACCCAAGACGCCCAAGGCAGCCGACGTGACGGTGCCGAAGAAGCAGGCTACGGGCGGTGGCTCTGGTCCGGGCATCTTCTCCAATTTCGAGTCTGCCAAGTTCAGCAACAAGCGTTCTTGGATTTGGTCGTCTTGGCCGCAGGACATGAAGAAGACCATGACGGTCTTCGACCGCATGGAAACCACGCGCAAGATGCGCTGGTTGGAGCTGAACGCCGGCCTGATCCGTCAGGTGCTGGCCGACATGGCTCTCTACACCGTCGGAGCCGGAATCAAGGCCCAGGCTCAGTCGGGCGACGAGATGTGGGACGACGCCGCCGAGGCGTACTTCAAACGCTGGGGTGCTAGGGCTTGCGACATCACGGGACGCTACTCGTTCTTCGAGCTTCAGCACATCTGCTGCCGCCTGATGGATCGTGACGGCGAGTGCTTCATCATCAAGACCCGTGGCCCCGGCGGCGAACCTCGCCTTCAGGTCTTGGAAAGCCACCGTGTCGGAAACTCGTCGAACAACGAAGTGCCTCCGGGCATGATTGACGGCATCCAGTTCGGCCCTTACGGCCAGCCCATCTACTACAACGTCATCCGCTCCGACGGCTCCAGCCGCCTGGTGCCGGCAAACGCCGTCCTGCACCTGTACGAGCCTGAGGTCATCTCGGGTGCGCGAGCCTACAGCCCCCTTCAGCACTCGATTAACAACTTGGTCGATATGCTGGAAATCCTGTCCCTCGAAAAACTCGCCGTTAAGACGGCGTCGGACATCACGCGCACGATCACCCGTGAGAACCCGAACTTCGACGGCACCCAGTCCGACTTTGAAGCCTTCGGCATGAAGCCGCAGGACTACGGCGACGGCATGACCGACCCGAGCGAGGCTTCGACCTTCCTCGGCGGCAAGGTGCTGGCTCTCGCCCCAGGCGAAAAGCTGGACTCCTTTGAGTCGAACCGCCCGAACAAGACCTTCGACGGATTCATCGAACACCTTGAGCGTGACTCGCTCGCAGGGATGCTCCCGTACGAATTTAGCGCCAATCCGACGAAGGCAGGCGGAGCTGTGATGAGGTTCGTGGTCGCCAAGGCCGACCGTAAATTCTCGCATCGCCAGCAGGTGATGATCCAGCGTTTCCTGACCCCCGTATGGGGCTACGTCATCGGCTGTGCGATCAAGGACGGCTACCTGCCGGCCAACGAGTACTGGACTAACGTCACTTGGACGACCCCGCGCAAGGTCACAGTCGACGCCGGCCGTGACGCCCAGCAGAACCGCATGGACATCGAGTCTGGCCTTAAGAACCTCACGGACAATTTCCTTGAGGAGGGCGAAGACCCGAAGGAAAAGATGCGAGCCAACGCCGCCGAAAAGCGTTACCTGCTCGACCTTGCCAAGGAGTTCGACGTACCGCTGTCGATGCTCTACAAGCCCCAGAACGTCGCCCCCGCCGACATCAACGCCGCCGCCAACGACGACGAACCCGTCCAGATGGACGACGGCGCGAAGATCGTCGAGGACGACGTCGACCCAGACGACGAAGAAACTTCCAAAGAATAATCCATGTATTCCCTTTCCAACGCTTTCAAGACCTTCTCGCCGATTCTCATCGAGCCGGCGAAGGCCAAGGCTTACCTCGACAAGGTGGCCGAAATCTCTCCTGCGGACATCAAGTCCAACGGCGACATCGAGGACATGATGGAGATGCTCTTCGGCCCTCGCCCGATGCTCGTCAAGAGCGGCGAGCTGGCGATCATCCCCGTGAAGGGCGTCATCGGTTCCGGCCTGACCGAACTTGAGAAGATGATGGGCGCGGTCGACGTCGAGGACGTCGAAGAGATGCTGGAGGAAGCCGAGCGTGACCCCGGCGTCGAGCATATCATCTTCGACTTCGACACGCCTGGTGGCACGGTCACGGGCGTACCCGAACTCGCCGAACGCATCCGCAAGTGCAAGAAGCACACCGTCGGATACACCTGCAAGCAGTCCTGCTCCGCTGGGATGTGGCTGATGAGCCAATGCGACGAAACCTACGCCAGCCCGTCGGCTACCGTCGGCAGCATCGGCGTCTACATCCCGTTCTACGACATGAAGGCGGCTTACGCCGAGGACGGCATCACCGTCGACCTGATCAAGTCCGGCTGGGCTAAGGGTGCTGGCTTCGCCGGCACGTCCCTCACCCCCGAGCAGCGCAAGCTCTTCCAAGACGATTGCGACGAGTCCCACGCCTGGTTCATTTCCGACGTCCTCAAGGTTCGCACCTACGCCGACCCCGTCGATATGCAGGGTCAATGCTGGACTGGCAAGAAGGCCGCCGAGAAGAACCTCATCACCGGCCTGATGAACACCTTTGACGACGTCCTGATGGCCATCGACCCCGAGGAGTACGCCATTTACGAACGTGCCGAAAAGCAGGTGCCGTCGACCGGCCCCGCCGGCTACGCCCAGGCCGCTGACGTCTCGCCCGAGCAGGGTGACGACGAAGACGGTGTCGCGCCGATCTCCGACGACAAAAAGAAGAAGAAAAAGAAGAAGAAGCCGGACGGCACGGACTCGGACGAAGACGAGGACGATGCGGAAATCCCCGACGAGGGATGCCCCCCCATCGACACCGACTGCAAGCCCAAGGCTTGACACTTGGCTAAACCCAAGATGACGCTCGAAGAACGCCTTAACTCGCTGAAGGAAGCCTTCACCGGCAAGACCGCCGAGGTCGAAGCCAAGGCCAGCGAAGTTGCCTCCCTGTCCGCCAAGGTCGAAGAACTGACCGCTGCGATGTCCGCCAAGGACGCTTCGCTCGCCGAGTTCGCCGCTAAGGTCGAAGACCTCACCGCCAAGCTCGCCGCCGCCGATGAAATCCGCGCCAAGGCCGAAGCCCAGGCGAAGGAGATCACCGCTTCTCAGGAAACCGCCGGCAAGAAAGCCGCTGCCATCGCCGCCTCCGTGGGCGTCGCCCCGCTTGAAGTCACCCCCGCCGAAGTCGCCGCCTCCTCAAAGAGCGACGAGGATATCTCCGCCGAGTGGGTGGCCCTCAAGCAGAAGGACGGCAAGGCCGCTTCCGATTTCTACAGCAAGAACCGTCCGGCCATCCTCCGCGCCGCCGGCCTTCGCTGATCCTTTCCCTCTCCCAACCCAACCTAACTCCCTACTATGTCTAACAGCATTGGTGGCTTGACCCTCCAGCTCGTCGCTGAAGAGTCCCTCCGCACCCTCGTCCCCGAACTCGTTCCCCTGACGGAAATCGCCGTCACCGACTTCGGCAACTACGTCGCCGAGCGCGGCACCACGGTTCACACCCGTTATGCCTCCGCCTTCACGGCCACGACCTTCGACGCCGCTAACGGCTTCGTCCCCGCCGACGCCAACTCCACGGACGTCCCGGTGACCATCGCCGACCTCAAGTACGTCGACGTCGCCTTCACCGACTACGAAGCGTCCACCCTGAGCCTGGAACGCCTCCGTCGCCTCTTCTTCGCCCCGATCGCCAACGCCGTCCAGAAGTCCCTCTTCGACGACGTCCTCTCCAAGGTGACCGCCGCCAACTTCGCCACCGCTGCTTACTCCGGCTCCACCGCTGGTTTCAACCGCATCGCCGTTGCGAACGCCGCCAAGAACCTCACCAAGGCGAACCTGCCCCACATCGGTCGCAAGCTCCTGCTCTCGCCGGACGCCCTCGGCCAGCTCGTTCAGGATGCCTCCGTCGCCCAGACCTTCTCGTATGGCAACAGCGACGTGATCCAGAAGAACGCCATCAGCAAGGAACTGCACGGCTTCAGCGTCTCGGAGTACAACGGCTTCCCGACCTCCGGCGCGCCCTTCACCGAAGGTCTTAACGGTGTGGCCTCCTGCAAGGAAGGCCTGGTCATCGTGACCCGTGTTCCTGCTACCCCGACCACCGGCGGTGGCGAACAGATGGTCGTCCAAGACCCGGACAGCAAGTTCTCCTTCGCTCTCCGCTACTGGTACAACTGGCAGGCCGGTAAGCACAATATGTCTGCCCTGTGGCTCGTCGGATCGGCTGTCGGTAACCCGAACGCCCTCCAGCGCATCGCCTTCACCTCGTAAGTTTTCGGGGGAGTTTAAAATCCCCCAAAGCGACAATGCGAAGCCCTCTCCCCGCGCCACGGGGGGAGGGTTTCTTATTTTGACAATGGGCTAAACCCATGTCGGGAATCACGGACGAATGGGCTGTAGACGCCTCGGAAATCCTTTCCGAGATTCCCAAGGCTGTGACCGTTAAAAACGTCCCAGGCGGGACGCCAGTAGCCTTAAACGCGCTGATGTCGCAGCCGGCCATCATGCAGGACTTGGAAACGGGCGGTTTTATGAACCAGACCTCGTTCGACATGAAGTTCCTGCGGACGGACGCCGCCGCCAACCCGGGGCTGATTGCCTTCGGGAACATCGTGGCCTACGGGGGTCAGGAGTTCCGCATTATGACCGTGACGGATCGCACCCCGTCAGCTTGGGTCATCGTCAAAGTCCAGACCAAGGTTCAGTAATGGCCTATGTGGTCACAGTCGCCAAGGGCGTCAAGGTGGACTACACCGAGTTCGCCAAGCACTTGGCTTTGTACGCCTTGGTCATGCGTAAAAGCATCGAGGGCGTCGTAAAGCAGCAAGCTGGCCTTTTCGCCAAGGATATGTGCGACTTTACCCCCCCGTTCTCGGGTGCGAAGCCGTCGATCACAAAGGGGGGAGAGGGTGGCTTTGGAAGCAAGGCCAAGAAGAAGGGAGACAGCGCCGTCAGCCGTGACGTCCGCAAGATTTTCGCCCCCCTGCACTTCGCTCCTGCCGCCGGCGTCGCCGCACAGAGCAATATCGGCGTCTTCTCGGCCTGGGCTAGGGCCAAGATGAAACTACCGCAGGTATCCGACCCCGGCTATGTCTTCCAGATGATCCGTGACCGTGGGGGCATCATCGGCCAAGGCGAGTTCGACTACTTCAAGCGTATCATGGGTAACACTAGGTCTAGCACGGCCAAGTTCATCCTTGGAACGAACGAAGGACGCATCAAGTCAATCCACGAACGTCGGCGCGGCAGTCCGTCGTACAAGGTCTACGAGACTTCCAAGACGGACAAGTACTTCGTCGACGACTGGAAGCCGGTCGAGTCCTACATCAAGCGGGTGCAGCAGCGCGTCGGTAAACTCAAGTCTGGCTGGTACTACGCCGGCCTGAAACTACGCCCCATGCCAACGTCAGCCTGGATTAGCCGGCAGGGTGCAAGCACGTCGATTTACCAGCCGAGGCTAGGTGGCCCAGACCCCGTCATCAAGCTCGGCTCGACCGTAGGCCGTAACTACAGCCAAGGCTACCACTTCATGCGGATGGCCATGAACCACCGTGCCTTCGCCATGCGGGTGGCCATGCTCAAGCATTTGCAAGCCCCGCGCAATCACGGTAAACTGGCCGAAGTCATTCGCCGGCTGCAAGGCGGGTTCAACCTATCCCTTACCAATACACCCTGATGTCCAACCCTCCCTTCTTCAGCTTCCGAACCGTCCTTGAGAACAGGGTGGCCGGCTACCTTGAACCTCTGTTCCCAGGCGTCGCCGTCCACAAGGGCGTGACCGACGAAATCCGGGTCATCCCGATCATCATCGCCCACGCCGAGTCCAGTAGCAACATCGAAGACCTCGGCTCCCAGACCCTCGGCAACTACAAGGCGACCCTGAAACTCTATGTCTACTCGTCCGCTGACGACGAGACGCTGGATACCCACCGCGCTAGGGTCGTCGAGGTCATCGGTGCCATGCGCGACGTGCCGGCCCTGAAAGCCCTCTGGAACCCCTCGACGGACGGCCAGTTGTACGACCTTTGGATCGAGAACGACGAGGAAGGAATGAGCCAGCGTCGCTACGGCAACGTGCTGGAATTCACCGTCTGGGGCGTCATGCCCCCGTCCCCTTGACACTTGGCTAAACCCATACGACTATGGCAATCGATTACGGCGTAGCACACTTTTACGGACTCTATGGCACGGTCACCTATGCGACCCTCCAGTCCGACTCCCTGTCCCAGAGCTTCAAGATCGACGTCGAAGTCATGGACGAAGAAGGGCGCGTCATCACCGACCGCCTGGACGACCTCTATCAGGAAATCACCCTTGAGGGCGTCCTGAAGACCGGCGAAACCCCGGAAATCGGCACCCAGTTCACCTACCTCGGCATCCAATGGATTCTGAAGTCCCTTGAGGACAAGGGTACGAACAAGGACTTCCGCAAGGTCACCATCAAGGGCGTCAAGTACTCGCAGATCGCCTAATAGGGCGGCATCCACGATGGATGCTCGATACCTACAGGCTACGACCGTCCTGCCCCACCAGAACAAGGTGTGCGGCAGGACGCTTCGTCCTTTCTGCCTTCGGCATCGTGTCGCGCTGGAGGCCATCGAGTCTCCGTTCCTCGACCCTGAGAAATACGAGTTCAATCCCGTGCAGGTCGTCATGGCGGCGCGGATTCTGTCGACCTATGACAAGGAGGAGATGGCCCGTCCCCTGTCCTACATCGAAAAGTTGTACGTCGCCCGGATGGCGATGAGCAAGAAGTACTATTCGCGCTGCATCGGTACGATCCTCGGCTGCATCAAAATCTCCCTGTCCTATCCCAAGTTCTGGAAGAAGGACGAAAAGGAAGGCGTGAAGAAGTACGACCCCATCCCATTCCCGCTCCAATGCGTGGCCAACCTCTGCCGGAACGGCGTCAGCCTGGAGGAAGCCTGGACAATGCCGGAGGGCGAGGCCGTCTGGATGTCCGTCGCCAGCGCAATCTACAACGGAGCCAAGCTGGAAATTCTTTCGACCGAGGAAGAGAAAGATTTAGAGAATTTCGACGCCCGTATTGAAGCCTACAAAAAGGCGAACAACCTATCTTAAAGACGATGGCCGACCTATCTGTAACAATCGGACTAGACCAAAGCGAACTGGAGAAAGGACTCGCCAACGCCGGCAAGTCGCTCGGCAAGCTGTCTGGTGCCGTCCAGGCGGGTCAGAATCCGTTTCAAGCCAGAGCCAATCAACTCAGCACCGGCATGGGAATCGGCACGATGCTTGGTGGCCCTATCGGCGGCGTGATTGGTGCGTTCTTCGACGCATTCGGTGGTATGCTTTCTGCCGCGCTTGCAAAAGTTAAGGAGATTGCAGACTACGCAAAGTCTATCCGACTGGCTTCCATTACCAGCGGTCTTTCGATCAGTCAGGTTCGTAATCTTGAAGCCATCGGTCAGGTATTCGGTGTCAGTCTTCAGGCAATGGTCAGTTCTACGACCGAGTTCACGCGCCGGATGGGAGAGGCTCGCATCAAGGGCGGCGAGCTGACCAACATCCTAGCAAAGATGGGTATCGGCATGGACGAGGTGGCCAACGGTACGTTCAACCATCAGAAGGCCATGATGGCCTTGGCCGACGCCTACGCCGCCGGCACGGACGAAGCCACGTTGCTTTACTACGGCACGAAGATGTTCGGCGACTCGTTCAAGGATTTGCTTCCGATCATCAAGGCCGGTTCAAAAGCTGTTCAGGATGCTGCTCATACTTATTACAAGGCATACGATGAACAAACCAGCGCAGCCTCTCGACTTGGTGATTTAATGACGAACGTAGGGCGTTCATTCACCAATTTCCTTATCGATATCGTAGGTGGGTTTCATATGTTCATGGAGGATATGGCAGAAGGTATTGATAACTTCTTCGACTCAGGAGCATGGGACCCGACCGAAACTCCTGAAGAGAAGGCTGCTCGTCATTTAAGAAACGCTCCCAAAGGATTAACAAATGACGAATTGCGTAAAAGGTATCTTTCTCCTGAGGCTTTGGAATTGTATCTAAACGACCCAGAGGAGCGTGAAAGATACAGAAAAGAAATGGAAAAACGTCTCAAGGGTAACGGCAAAGTCCTGACCCCATTCGGCATGGCCGAAGCCGGCGCGGCGTCCCAGATGCAGCAGATGGGCGGTGGCGACATCTTCGGAGCCGTGGCCTTCACCCCGCTTGAACGGATCGCCACGGCGACCGAGGCCACCGCCGAACACACCAGGCCGAAGGACGCTCCTGCCGTTCGCACCCCTGACGAACTTTCACGATAATGGCCTCCCCCACACGAATCGGATTTGGCAATAACCTGATTAACCCTGTCGCCCAGCCCGGGTGGCAGGTGGAGGCCGATGGCTTTGGCCTTATCCAGGCTCAAGTGAAGTTTAAGTGGACGAACAGCCAGATGAACAACTTCACCACGACGTTTGCCAAGGGTACGACCTTTTCCAGCCTCGTTGGTGTCATCGCACCTACCAGCCTTGCCAACCTCAAGGTCTGGAAGGCAAATTACATCTACGAAAAAGCCGACGTCCTGACCGTCACCGCCGACTTCTGCGGCATTGATCCGAACATTAACAGCGGTACGCGCACGAACCCGCAGATGGTGATGACGGGGTCGGCTGCTTCCGAACCTATCGAGCATCACCCGAATTTCCTTCTGGTGAATTGCACTTCCGGCGGCCTGGTCAACAAGCTCGCAGGATTCCCCACAGGCACCGGCTGGGACCCTAATCCCGTCACCAATCCTAACCGCGCCCTTTGGCGTCCCGCCGTCGCTCAGGGCGGTGCCGTGCAAGGCTTCCAGTTCGTCGGCTTCCTGCCCAACCAGAACGCCGAGGAAACCGTATCCAAGGTCAACATCAAGGCCGGCATCAAGAACTACTACAAGCCGTCCAACACGATGCGCGTCCTGTTCTATGTCAGCGACCTAGAGACAGCCCTGACCTATGCTTCCTATGTCGGATGGGTCACCGACGGCACCAACTGGAACATCCCCGCCCCGTATCGCCAGTTGGCTACGGGCGGTTACGCAGGCTCGTTCGTGTGGAACGAACGCTGGTCTTCGCAGATCAACAAGTCTTTCCTCATCACCAACGGTTCCGTGGAAGAATTCGGCGGCATCTACAAGGTCACCGCCGACCTCATGCTTTCCGGCATCTCCGGCTGGGACAAGGACATCTATCCCAACACTCAGGCAAGCTGATGCGTTCCCTGACTGGATTCAATAGCAACGCACTTCAGGGTGCCTTTGGAAAAGGTCAGCCCATCTCTGCAACCGCGCTGAACAAACTCGGAACGGCTGCGGATTTAGCACAGACCGTGATGTCCAACGACTTCACGTTCTTCGCCGGCAACAGCGGCACGGGCTACGGACTTCCGCAAGATGTCATCAACGCTTCAACGCTGAATCCGCTAGACCCCGTCATCAGCGGAGACAAGGTCACAATCACGCCAGGCACGGTCAATCGGTATATCCCGAAGATTGGAACGGTTTACATCGACGCCACGCCACCACCGCAGATCACCGTCAACGACAATGGATACATCTTGGTCAAGGTGACTTATGAGGTGAACAAGTACTTCCCGCGCACCGCCGAAATCGTCTTCATGGCCGTATCGTCTCCTCCTGCGGACACGAACACGGAAAGTTACTATCCTTTGGCAACGGTCACCAAGACAACGGTGTCAGGAACTGATTACTATTCCCTCAGCATCTTTGGCAATAACAGCAACCTAGTCGTTAACCGACTAAAGGCCGGCGCGAACATCGCCACTTGGTGGTGGGACGTCGTAAGATAAATGGCCGACGCATGGAATCCATCGACGGCCTATTCGCCCGGGGAACTGGTTGCCTATAACGGCCAGACCTATCGTCGTTCTCAGTACCCCCCCACTCCTACGTCCGGCACCGCGCCGAACGTGGAGATGAGTTTCGACGACGAAGGCAATTCCATCAGGACTTGGACTCTGGAAGTCGACTACTTCTTTTATTCCCCGACGTTCGATACCCAGTATTTCAGACTGATCGAACCGACCGTAGACCCTGCTACGGGACAGGATGACTTCACATACGCTGGTCCTCAGTTCCTGAAGACCAACGCCTACGGTTCCATCAGCAATTTCCTAGGGTACTCCTACGGCAACACGGTTGAAGAGGATCAGTCCAAGACCAACACACCCCCACAGCCTGATTCGCCCGTATGTCCTGCGGATAGTTGCGGCGTAGCCATGCGACAGTTCGGACCCGGACCTGTGTCTTGCTTGGCGGGGCATCTCGTCGACCCGACAGACCCCAAGCATTACTACGTCTACGTCACTTTCAACCACCCCCTGTACTTTAGGCGTACCATCACGGTAACGACCGTGATCAAGCAAGTGACGACGGTATTTGACCCGCCTTCTGGAGAAATAACCTACATCATCGACACGGTAGCATTCATGCCCAGCGACACCAATTTCTGCATCCCGACCGACGGCAGTTATTTCACCCCCTCCAACGCCGCCTTCGATATCACCGTCCCGCCCGATGTGTTTAATGAAGATGGCTCGACCGTTTATACGTTGGAGCGCGTTTTTGTCAGCGAAGTGACCCCAAACGACTGATTTAGTGGGTATTGACATACGGCTAAACCCAAACGGCAAACCATGTCTTGCACCAATCATCAGTTCAAGCAGGGGGTAACCTTCAACGGTGCCGGAACCTATGCCACCGAGCCTGGCTGGCCTGCCGACCTGACTGGGGTGACCATCGTCACCGCGCTGCGCGACGCCCGAAACAAGCTCCACTACCTCGACGTGGCCATCACCAGCCCCACGACCTTCACCGTTTCGTCGAACCAGACGCAGGAATGGCACCCCGGCACGGCCTACTGGGACATCCAGTTCTATCAGAATACCACGGAGGTCTTCTATTCGGCCACCGTCCGCTTGGAGATTCTGCCTAACGTCACCCCTAACAAAGTCTCCAACTGATGTCCTTCACGATCAGCATCAACGACCAAGCCGCCTTTGAAGTCCTGTTCGCCGGCCCCGCTGGCCCGACTGGCCCCCAAGGTCCGCAGGGTCCGCAAGGCACCCCGGGCGTCGGCGTCCCCTCTGGTGGCACGGCTGGTCAGTTCCTCGCCAAGGTCGACGGCACGAATTACAACACCGCCTGGACGACCCTGAACCTTGAAGGCTACGCCACCGAGTCTTGGGTGACGGCTGGCTTTTACCCCCTCACGGGTAACCCCAGCGGCTTCCTCACCTCCTCCGCGCTGACGCCCTACCTGACCATCAGCTCGGCGGCGGCTACCTACCAGACCCTGTCGGGTATGTCCGACTACCTAAGCAAGGCCGGCAACCTCTCTGGTCTTACCAACCTTGCCACGGCACGGGACAACCTGAACCTCGGCACGGCTAACACCCCCGTCTTCGCTGGCCTTACGGCTCAGGGTTCGGGAGCCAACTTGGCCAACCTGACGCCGACGTCGCTCTCGATCACGAACGCCACCTCCGGCTCGTTTACGATTCAACCGTCGGTCGGCATCACCTTCCCCGACGCCAGCATCCAGACCACGGCGTTTTCGACCAGCCTGCTTACGCCCTACGCGCTGATCAACTCGCAGGTCTTCACGGGTACGCCGAGCCTGCCGACCGGCACGATTGGCGTGACTCAGGTTACTGGCACGTCGACGACCAGCCTCGCCACGACCGCCTTTGTCCAGCAGGAACTCGCCGCCGGCACCGCCGTGGCGAAGAACCTAGAAGTCCTTGTCCGCAATCAGTCCGGCTCGACCATCGCCGCCGGCTCCATCGTCTACATCTCGGGAGCGACGGGCAACCTGCCGCTTATCACGCTCGCCCAGGCGAACAACGATAAGAACTCTGCCCAGACGATGGGCTTCGTCAAGTCGGACATCACCAACAACGGCACGGGCTACGTCATCGTGCGCGGGACGCTGGAGAACATCAACACGTCTGCGGTCGCCGAAGGCGTCCAACTTTACCTTTCCCCGACGACCCCCGGTGCATGGACGACCACGAAGCCCGTAGCTCCGCAGCACATGGTCTACGTCGGCATCGTCATCCGTTCTCACCCGAACCTCGGCACGATTCTGGTGGCCGTACAGAATGGTCTGGAACTGGACGAATTGCACGACGTCCTCATCACGACCCCGTCGACGGGTCAGGTGCTGACCTACGACGCCGTCTCTGGCCTTTGGAAGAACCAGGCCGCTGCCGGCGGTGCGGTCTGGGGCGGGATCACCGGCACCCTCAGCTCGCAGACCGATCTCCAGTCCGCGCTGAACGCAAAGGCTAACCTCGCCGGGGCTACCTTCACGGGCAAGGTCAACATGACCCCCGTAGCCGGCGTCGCCGGTATGAATGTAGGCATCGGCGGTACGAGCGCGGCTTCGACCACGGCTGGCGACCTTTGGATTGCCACGGGTGGTGCCAACCTTAACTTCCGTGACGGCACGGGAGCATGGAAGGTTTTGGCTGCGTTGCAGAATGGAAACGTGTTTAACGCAATTCAGGCCATCGACGTCAGCAGCACAAGTGCCGCCCTTCGTGTGACCCAGCGTGGAACGGGCAACGCCATCGAGGTCGAGGACAGCACGACCCCTGACGCCACCCGTTTCGTCGTGGATCAGTTCGGCAAGGTCGGCGTGGGCGTCGCCCCGGATGCGACCGCCGCGCTGAAGGTGGACACGAACGGCATCATGTTCGGCGACGGCACGACCCAGACGACCTCCGCAGCTCCGTTTACTGGTGGAGCAGTCACTAGTGCGATTACGGCGAATAGCGGCTCTAACGATAGTTACTTCTTCCACGATAAGATTGAAACGTACGTTGGCTCATTCCGTGTCGTAATGTCTACCGACGTCAGTTATCCCGGTTTCGCAATTTATACGGGGTCTTCTGTTGCTCCTTCTATTTTTATCAATGCTGGTGGAATTCAGTTCCCAGACTCTTCCTATCAGACCACCGCCTATATCGACGCCCCTTCCGACGGAAACTACTACGTCCGAAAGGATGGAGCATGGGTTCAATGCACGGTAGTGAGCATCTATAATAGCACCGACGATACCTCGTACAACTGTCTCACCGTATGATCATTGCCATCCTCTCCTTCCTCGCCGGCCTGGTCACGGGCGTCCTCGTCATGCGTAAGCATGGAGCCAAGGCGTCCGAGCTGGAAGCCAAGGGCAAGGCCGCTCTCGACGCCCTCAAGGGTCGATAAGACCATGCGGACGCTTCTGGTCATCGCCTTGGCGGCTCTGGCTGGTTGCAAGTCATCCACCGACGCACCCCTGCCCAAGCAGCCGGACGCGCCGACGTCGCAGAACAACATCCTCAAACTTGAGGACGGCATGGACACTAGGTCGCACAAGGTCGCCGCCTCCGTGGCCATCGTGAAGGAGAACGCCGGCAAACCCGAGGTCGTCAAGGCCGAGTCCGACGTCGCCCTGTCCTTCCTGCCGAAGCCCAGCGAAGCCGAACTCGCCCTCGCCCGTCAGCGAGCCGCCAAGGCCGACCAGACCGACTACGCCGAAGCCGCCAAGTTCGGCAGCAAAGTCCTCGCGCAGATCACCGAAGCCCGGACGAAGATGGAAGCCGACCAGAAGGAAGCCAAGCGAGTCTCCGACCTGAAGGATGCCCGTATCAAGGAACTCCAAGCCGAAGTCGAACGGGTCAAGAAGGACTCCATGTCCCAGACTTGGACGCTCGTCGGGGCTGGCCTTGCCGTGATCGGCGCGTTGACCACCGCCTTTATGGGACCGAAGATCGGAGTCCCCCTCCTTCTGTGCGGGGCATTCTGCGGCTCCGTACCGTTCATCATCGACAGCCCCTATTTTGAGTACATCGCAGGCGGCACTCTCCTCGCCGTCGCCGGCCTCGGCCTCTGGTGGCTCGCCGACAAGGTGCGCGACTCAGTCCACTCCAACGACAATGACCAAACGCCGCCAAAAGAGTAAGGTCAAGTGGGTCAAGCTCGGTCGCCAGCGAGCATGGGGTCAGGCTACCATCGGAGAAGGACTGATTGAGATTGATCCCCGCCTCGGTGCCAAGCGTCAGTTGGAAGTCCTCTGCCATGAGCAGATTCACCTGACCTTCCCCGAACTGTCGGAATCCCAAGTCGATCGCGCCGGAAAAGACCTCGCCGCCGTCCTCTGGGATCAGGACTACCGCCGTGTCCTTCTCGCCCCCAACGCCAAGCCCCCCCGCATTTCGTGAGTGCTGCCCTTC